ACTTAAAAGCATTCATGAATGAATACCAACCAACAGTTAAGAAGCAAAAAGAGCGTGACGAATTAAACCAAAAAGCTTACGCCCATATTTACGTTAAGATTGCATTAATGATTGCTTTAGCTGTGGTAACAGCGGTTGGTTACACTCATGTTCCAGATATGCTAAAACCTCCAATTCAGAATACACCCGACAAGACCAATGCCAACTAGTTTGGCTTTTTTATATCTGTGTTAATATAGTTGAGAACATAAAGACCTTATTAATTATAAGACTTGTTGATTCATAATTCACCTTAACGCACTAAGCCCTTCTTGATCAGTTGGGCTTTTTTTATGCCTATGTTAAAATTGTATGTAAAATAACACAGAAATAACATGATACATGCCATTTACCAGTGATAACCAACCAAAAGAAAGGCGCGGACGCGGCAAGAGCGAGCGCACAAAGATACTTGAAGCCATGGAGCGTACAGGGCATACGGTTGAGGGTTTTTACGACCTACTTGTTGAGAGGGCTCACAATCCAAAGGACTCTTTTAGCTATGGTGAGTTATTAAAAAGATTATCACCTATTCAAAAGGCTGTAATGCCTCACTACCCATTCGAGTTAGACACAAAGCTAGACCATCACGAACAAGCGCAGCAGGTTGTAACAGCTATCAGTAACGGCGAAATACCAGCAGATGTTGGCACCATGATTATCGGTAGCATTACTAACATGCTTAAGATTAAAGAGGTGACAGACTTTGATAAGCGCTTAAAGCAACTGGAAGATAACCAAGATGACCAGAGCTAGACGCTTAGAGGATTTAGAATCAAAGGTTGCTTTTAATGCTGGTAAGTTTACCGGTACCGTGATTGGTTTTGTTTGCCCTGATGATAAGTCGCTAACTAGCACGTATCACTTAGTTAATGGTAAATGGGAACCAACAGTAAAAGAGCCGAACGCTTTCTTTGCTGAATGCCTTAAACCTTTATTCTTGAGGCCGAAACGTTTTAACATTCTCTTAGGTGGTCGCGGCAGTGGTAAATCACTTGGTAAGGGCGACCATGGTGCAATCATGATGCATGACTTAGGGCGTAACCTAATGTGTATCCGTGAATTCCAGGCATCAATATCTGATTCGGTTCACGCCTTACTTAGTGATGAGATAAAGCGGCTAGAATTAGACAACTCCGACATAACAGATAAAACAATCCGCTTTACACACAATAAGTCAATGGCTCGCTTTATGGGTTTATCTCGTAACCCAGAATCAGTTAAGTCTGCATTCGGCTTTCTTGATTGGTGGATAGAAGAGGCACAATTTCTATCTGAAAAATCATTAAGGACGCTAACACCTACGGCGCGTAAAAAACCCAAGAAGGGATTGCCAGGTAAGTTAAAAGAGGTTGATGCGGACGAGGTTGATATTGAAGACGTATCAATGACATTCTGCGCCAACCCTGCATCAAGTGAAGACCCATTTAGCCAGCGCTTTATAGTGCCGTTTAAAGATGAGTTAGACAAGCATGGAATCTACGAAGATGATATGCACCTAATCATTATGATGAACTACGACCAAAATCCATGGTTTGACGAATCAGGGCTAGAACAGGAAAGGCAGTTCGATTTTAAAAACCTACCTCGAAGCACTTACGACTGGATATGGAATGGCGGCTTTAATGACGATATTGAAAACGGATTAATCAAGCCTGAGTGGTTTGATGCCTGTATCGATGCACATATCAAGTTAGGGTTTAAAGATTACGGTGTTAAAAAGGTTGTTCACGATCCATCAGACCAAGGTAGTGACCCTAAAGCTGTAGCAGTTAGGTCTGGCAATGTAATAACACAAGTTAAGTCACGCACCGACCTTGATGTAAATGAGGGTAGTGATTGGGCGCTTGGGTTGGCCATTAATGAAAACGCAGACGAGTACGAATGGGATGTTGGCGGAATGGGTGTTGCTCTTAAGCGTGACGTTAACACTGCGTTAGAGGGTAAGAAGGTTCAAGCTTATCAATTCAATGGTGCCAGTGCTGTAGACTTACCTGACGCAATACATGAGCCATCAGGTGCTAGCAATATAGCCAGAGAGAAAACTAACAAAGAGATGTGTAAGAATTTACGTGCTCAATGTTATTTATCTTTGCGCGATAGAGTTTATAGAACTTACAAAGCTGTAACTGACAATGTTATGTGTGATCCAGAAAAGCTGATAAGCTTTAGTAGTGAATGCGAAGAATTAAAAGGTTTGCGTTCAGAGCTTTGTCGAATGCCAATTAAACCAAACACAAGCGGATTATTTGAGTTATACACTAAAAAGGAAATGCGCGAGAAGTTCAAAGTGCGCTCACCTAACCTTGCTGACTGCGTTATGATGTCAGAAAGAAAGCGTGCTATAATGCGCAAAAAAAGAACCGTCAACGTAGTGTCACGAAATACTAGCTGGTAACTTTATGAATAAAGAAATACAAGAGATTAGAGAAAACTTTAATAACGCCATAGCTGGTAGTTATGATTTAAATGAGCAAGTCGAAGCTGATAGACGATTTGCCTTTATGCGTGGCGCTCAATGGGATGGTGCTTACGCTGATGAATTTGCAAACAAACCAAAGCCAGAAAATAACAAAGTAGCCAAGGCAATACATAGGCTGTTAGGTCAGTATCAGCGATTAGATTTAAATGCTCGTATTATGTCTAACTCAGATGATGCTACTGATGAAGATGCTGAATTGCTTCAATCACGCTGGCGTAATGACTTTAACTTTTCCGATGGTCAAGAGGCTTTTTTTAATGCGGCCAAGGAAGCGTTTAGTGGTGGTTATGGCGCGGTTAAGTTAGTAGCTAAGTATGAAGATGAGGAAAGCCCAGACCCGCAAAAACAATACCTATGTATTGAGCCAATCTATTCAGCGGCCTCAAGTGTTGTATGGGATGCCGGCGCTATTCGTAAGGATAAGGCAGATGCTAAGCGTTGCTGGCAATTACTCCGCGTTAACAGAAAGGAAACGGAAGAGGAATTCGATGTCGACCTTTCCCCATTCCCTCAGTCTACCTATGAATACTTTGATTGGAATACATACGACACCAACAAAGATGTTTACATTGCGCATTATTGGGAAGTGCGCCATATTACTATTGTTGTTTATAACTTCAATGATGGTGAATTAATCATCGAGCGCAGAGGTCGCAAATATTACGACCAAAACAATCAGCGCATTGACAAGGAAGACTTCGAGGCTATCAAGGAGTTTACACCTTACACTGAATCAAAGCGCAAAGTTAAAGAAGTTTGGCACTCGCTTATGGATGGCAGTCAGTATCTAATCAAACCGACACGCACGCCATTCAAACGAATCCCTGTTATTCCTCAGTATGGTTTACACAATGTATTTAACGGTATTGAATACTATTGCGGTGAGGTTGCAGGCAGTCGAGACCCGCAAATGTTTGAGAATATGCTATTTGCTTCATTGGGTGAGATACTTGCACAACCTCAGATTGCTAAACAGGAGTACTTGCCAGAGCAGGTAGCTGGAGAAATAGGCCAGAACATTGCCAACGAGAATAAAAACAATGCAGCGTTTAGGGTTACTTTGCCTGTTGAGGATAACCAGGGAAATCTATTGCAAGTTGGCCCCGTTGGTCAAATCAATCCTCCGGAAATTGGTAGTGGGTTAGCTACTGCTTTAGGTTACATCAATGAAGCTCAAAACGTGCAAAACGGTACAGGTCAATCAACAGTACCATCTAACACAAGTGCGCAAGCTATCATGCAAGTTAACGGGCGTGAAGATGACGCTTACCAGCCGATGTTTCAAAACGCTATGCAAACAATTAAGGCTGTTTGTCAGTGCTGGATACCGGCGGCTAAAGAACTTTACTTTAATGCAAACCGTAAACTGCGCGTAATGTCAGAAGATGGCAACTATAGCCAGGTTGAGACAATGCAATATGATATTGGCCCTAATGGTGACTACGGCCCATACAAAAACACAGCCAAAGGTCAGTACGACGTTACTGTAAAAGCAGGTGAGGCTAATAAGACTCAGAAAGAAGCTGACCAGCAATCATTCTTACAGATTGCTCAAATGGTTGGCAGTGATACCGAGATGGGCGCTTTAGCTGTTAACGGTGCTATTCAGTCAACATCAGGCGAAGCAACCAAAGGGATGCGAAAGCTTGCCCGTTTCAATGAAATTAAGATGTTAATGGCTAACGGTATCGACCCACAACCAAGAACTGATGAAGAAAAGCAATATGTTCAGATGATTATGCAGCAAATGCAACAACCGCAACAGCCGGACGCTATGACAATAGCAGCCCTGGCAGAGCAGACTAAAGCGCAATCAGATATGCTGGATAGCGAAGTTAAAGCGTATGACGCAGAGACTAAGCGAATTGAAGCAATGATTAAAGCTGAGTCATCAGGCTATGAGAACGGTGTAAAAGCAGCCGAGCGAACCAGTAAAGAGCTTGATAACATAATCAAGTTAAATACGGGGCAGCAATAAAGGGCTTGACCGCCCTTTTTTTATATTCTATTATGGCACGTAACGACACATAATTAATAAGGTGATTTATGAGCAATCCAATATACAACAAAGTTTGCGATAGCGAAGGAGTGCCAGAATTAATTCAGTATCTAGGTTATTTACCGTCGGATCTCTATTTTTGGGGTGTGCTTTTTAACGGTGCTCAATTTAGATATTCCGCATGGGAGGCGAAAATGGGTATATGCTCATCTCTGATTGATAAATACGGGCTAATAGAAAACCCATATATTAGAGCTAATTTGGAAAAGTTGATTATTGATAACTGGAGTTATTACGCTGAAAGGGGTAAGTTATGAAACAACACACACTAAGATCAATACGCGACCTAACAACGCAAGAGCGCGCAGAGCTACTCGATGAAATGTTTGAAATAGGCGTAAGAACAAGCGGCCCAAATTCGCAGTTTATTCGTAAGGGTGTTTATATTCCTGATGGCTTGGATGTTGGTGAATATGAAAAGCAAAGCGAAGGCGATTGATTTTATAATCGTCATTATCGTTTCAACTATATTAATGTTTATGTGAGGTGTTTATGATGCCATGTATCGGCACTGCGATAGGTTTAGCTGCTACTGACTCCATCCATAGAAGTGAACTAAAACGTAAAGCATATCTTAAAGCAGATAGAGAAAGGAAAGCGTTCCAAATTATGGATGAGCTTGAAAAGCATGGTGTAGCTGCTGAGTATCATGGTGGTAAGGATATATATATATGTGCTGATTGCACCCCGCTATCCTTCAATCTTGATGGTAATGAGGAAGAGATAGTTAGATACTCTCTGTTTATGCGAAGTGCGCTTTTGGAAGCAAAGGTTAAATCCAAGCTAGAGGAGTCAATTAAGAATAACTTTGATAGCTTCTCAGCAAAGACAATCAAACTCAATAGAGAGGGGTGAGGTGTTTATGACTGACAAGGAGTTCGACCTAAAAGCTAAAAAATTAATATCAGAGCTTGATAATTTCAATGTCGCCGCGGAGCATTGTGGCGGGTATCTGGTTGATATATTCTACACTGCAAATGGTATTGATAAGCAAATGAATTGCAGCTTACTATCATTTGACTATTCGGAAATACATAGTACAGCTTCGGAAATTGCTTACATAGTGAGTGCGGCGCAGCAAAATAGCTAATTTGCACAATAATTAACACAGGTTTATAATAGCGGATAGGTCTAGCGGTCTATCCGCTATTTTCGTTAGCCATATTACGAGGAAAATATATGGATTCTGGTAACAATATGACAGAAGCAGAAGTACAGGCAATTCAACCTGATGAAGTTGTGGCGACTGATTCAGAGGTAACCGAGACCAAGCCACAGGTCGAGGCAACAGAAGAGACCGAGCTTTATGTAGACGTTGAAGGCGACCACAACCAGCCTAATATGAGTCAAGAGCAAGCTTATGCGGCTTGGAAGAAAGAGAAAGATAAGCGCAAGAAAAAGCAGGAAATGATTGATAAGCAAGCTCAAGAGATTGAAGCGCTTAAAAGTCAAGTTTCAGAACTTTCTGGTGCTGTCAGCAAGGTAAGTAAAGGCCCTAAACCAACGCTTGAGCAATTCGACTATGACGAAGCTAAGTTTGAGCAGGCTTTAATTGATTATCACAGTGGTAGTCAACAGCCAGCGCAAACAACGCAAGTTAAAGAAGAAAAGCAAAAGCAAGCTGTTAACAATGATGCGGCTGAGTTTCACTTGTATCACTCGGAGCAAGAAATCGTGAAGCACTTTAGCGATTACGAAGAAGCAAAGAATGATGTTAAAGAGACTTTTGACGCATACGGAGTTCCAGGCGACCAAGCTATCAATATGATGGCTCAAGTTGCACAGCAGGGCGGTATTGATGTTGCTAAAGTAATTTACGCAGCTAAGAAAATACCAGGCATGCTTACTAAGCTAGCTCAATCTAACTCAGAGATTCAGCTTTATAACTTAATGAAAGAAGCGGAATCAAAAGTAAAAGTTCGCGAGCCAAAGAAAATTGACTCAGTACCCGAACCAAATATTAATAGTAGCGGCCCTGTTGATAATGCTAGCTCGCAAATTCAGAAGCTCGAAGAGAAGTGGATGAATAGCACTGGTTACGACCAGATTAAAGCATACAAAGAATTGCAGCAGGCCAAAGCAAAACTAAAAGGTAAATAGCAATGGCTAACCAATTAATGAAGGACGTCCACACCCTTGTGAATGAAGTTGTGGAATTATATAACACAGAATCAGGCTACACTAAATCACTGCCTGTTTTCGGTTTTGGTGATGTAGAAGGTCAGCGTTATGAAGATGTTGAATACCTACCTCAAGAGTTCCGCTTCACGGCTAGTGATGGTTATAAGTCACAGTCAGACAACAGCGATGTTCAAAACCTTGTTGACCGAATGATCCCTATTCGCCGCAACAAATCTTTCTACATCAAGACAAGCATTAGCACTAAAGAGTTGCGCGACCCTCGCTTGCGCTCAATGGCTGTTGCTGGAATGTCGAAGCGCCTTAAAAATGAAATCGATACCTACGGCTTAAATAAGGCTATGAGTGCTGCCCAGCTTATTGTTACTGAAACCGGCGATATTACTCAAGCCACTTGTTCTAAAGCATTCAACCTTATGAATAAGCAGGGTTTCACTAGTGAGCGTAAAAACCTTTACTTATCACTGGATCACTATGAGACTCTATCTGATGCGCTAGCGCTAAATCGTGAAGACTTAGAAGATGCACTGGATATCACTAATTTGCAGTGTATATCAGTTATCTCGTTGTTTAACCCTAACGCATTTATGCTTTACTAGTTGTTAGTTAACGTTTAAACACTGAAAGCC